AAGAAAGGCCGTGAAGAAAATCGTACTTTTGGCTTTCGGCCATACCTCAAGAGGTTGGCAGTCATTCCAATCTTTCCATAAACGTAAGCCGCATAAAGCCCTGTTCGAAGATTATCGATTGTGTCGTCGCTAAACGAATCCTTCCAAAACTTTGAAAGGCCGTCCGTTATATGCTTTTCGGCCCTTAAGAGTGCAAAATTAACTCCTCTGATAGGGATCATACTTTCTCCTGTGGGAACCTCAAGAGGGAACGCATCCAATCGTTATCGTTCACCGGATCGATTATTCCACCGTTGATTCCAGCCACAAATGTATTCATGAGTTTTTGTCTTTCGTCAGCGTTGAGAGTGTCTGTGAATGCAAATTTTCCATAGGTCTCTTGTTCTCCGAAGTTATAAGCGATCAACGGATATATAATCTCATCGATAATCGCCTCTGAAAACCACGACGCTATTGACTTGGCATTAGTTTCAAACATGTCAAGATGAGTCTGTGCAGCCGCATAACTTCCTACATCTGAAAGGCTTGAAAGCAATTGAGGAAGCATAAGCCCTCTATACATCCACGTGTTAAGAGCGTTTATCGTGTCCCTGAAATCCGGCACCATATTTGAGTTTGTTGACAAAAGTTTAATATCATCATCTCTGTTAACCGATATCACACCTTGACTCCACAGGTGAGACAATTTCTCGGCGTTGTTCACGGGATCGCCCGTCTTTCCTACTACAGGAGGCAAAGCGTACTTTTCCATTGCAACGGGCCAAAGTTTGATTATCATCTTTTTGAATCGCCAAAACCGATAAAGCAGATCAAAGGCTGATTCACCGTAGATGCCTCGCCCTTTTATAAACAGAGCGATCTTACTTCTTGGAATAAGGATCGAATATTGCCTTATACCTGTTATTTCCTCATCCTCAAAATAGAAATTCACTGTTTCGGTCGGTAAAACAACAATGTCTTTCAATAGTACGCGATCTTTTTCAATCTTCCAGACTAACTCGCCGGCGCTGTATCCGAAAGAATAGATATCGTCAAAGAGCGCTTGAATATACTCTTGAAAGTTCTTTTTTGTATTTTCGAGTACTTCTCGAACGAAATCCTGTATCTGCTGATCCGGATGAGAGTATTCCCCAATATAACTTTTCACATAATTGAATAAAAATAAAAGGCCCGATTTGATCGTTTCATCGCGCCTCATTTCAAGCCTTTCATCCATTGTGATGGGCGTATCATTGTATATGTCGCCATACAACTGCCCCCAAAAATCGTAAGCCGTTCCTATTTGTCCTTCGATGATTTTATCCATATATCACCTCGTATTTCTTGAAGACGATCTCGTTATTCAGCCCTTTCGAGTGCGTGTATATCGCATAGCGTAGTGCGTCCATGGCATGATCCATGTATTTTACAGGATCGTCTAATGAGTTCCCGTCTTTGTCTTGCCGCCACTTATAACCTTCAATCTCTTTCAGAGTATTCACACATTTTGGATCTATGTGCAACTTTTGACGTTTTACACAGTCGATACCATCTTTCACGGATTTGTCGGCTGCATAAATGTTAAAACCCGCCTGTTTAATTTCTTCAATTCTGTTGGGTTCTGCCGCGTCGGCATATACCGGCGACCTGTCAACAAAAGTTTTGAGACGTTCGATTAGTTCGGCATTCGTGAGGCGTGTTTGGTATATTTCGTCCATGACGTAATATTCACCGTCTTTGATCCCGATTTTTAGTACCGCACTCGGATTGTTATACCCAAAATCTATGCCGTATATGACTTGATCACATTTTGGAGCGTGAACGATGTCGAAATTCGCATAGATGGTGCCCTCCGGCGAAGCAAAGTCCCCCAATGCGTATATCTTGTAATAAGTTTCGTCCTCGTTCTTTAAGCCTTCCAACGTCTCTATGTATTCAGTGCTCAAAAACGGATTATCCTTGTAGTTTGTTTTTAAAATAGCGGTATCTTCCTTCGACTGTGCGAAAAACTCTTTATACAGCCACGTTGTTTTGAGAGGATTAAAAGTCAAATACATTTGATTTCTTGAATTTGTGTATCGTCGAAGTCGCAAGGTCAATTGACGATAATCGTCGAGTGAAAACTCTGTTGCTTCTTCCATCCAAACGTAATTAAATTCTGCTGATTTTATTTTCTCGGGATCGTCCATTCCTCGAAAGACCATCACGTTTTTGTTGAACTGGATCACTTGCTCGCTTTTGTTCAACTCGAAAGGAACGCCTATTTCAGACAGGAAGTTTAACATCAGCGCATAACTCGTCAATTTCAAAGATGGATTTGTCTTTCGTGTGATCAAAAAGTGTTTGTTAGATTCATGAAGAAATTTTTCAATAAGAAAAAGTGCGACCGTGTACGACTTGCCTGATCCCGCTCCGCCATACACGATCACGGTCTTGCTTTTTGTTTGTTCCAAAAAGTCATAAATCTTTTTTATTGTCTTGATTTCCATCGACTTTCACGATCTTGATTTCAAGCGCGTTATCACTACCGTGGAGAGCGATATCGTTCTTCCGCCCAAACTCTTCCGGATATCTCCTTTCAAGCCACCACGCTGCCGCCTGCCAATTGCCGTCTTGTGCCGCTTTTTGGATCAGAGCAACATTTCTCGCTATCGCCTCGCTCTCGGATTTTTTCACAGACTCCGCAAACTCTTTGTATATACCGCCTTTTATCTCACTCTTTTGCAGCCACTCATACCACGTTGACTCTTGAATACCAAGCGCTTGTGCGGTATATTTTTGCGGTGTGCCGATTGCGATCAACTTCTTGGCTTGTTCAATTAGCTCTTTTGTCAATTTTGTCTTCATATTGCACTCCCATGATCTCAAGTATACTTTTATCAGTTATCGCGTGCTCAAAATTGTCTTTGTAAGATGCTTTTTCAAGATAACTTCCAAGCACGTCCTGATGTAAAACTCGGAACGGGCCGCCACTTCCCGGCTTTTCCATCGCCGGTGTGTAACCGAATTCATCACGTTTGAATAAGAAATAATTAAGATTCGCTTTGTTCGGTCTAAAGCCTTCTAACCCTTCCGTTCCACAGCACGTTAGATCATCACCCATGTATCTAAGCCTGTTCTCGGCCGCAAAAAATCGCACGTTGTTTTGATGGCACACGTCTCGAATCTCAAGAAAGTCCTGCTTCAACTCTTCCACAGGATAACAAAAATCGCCTCCGACCTTCACGAATCCCGGCACCTTACTGAACGATTTAATTCCTTCGATTGTGATTCCATAAACGCCGATATTAGCATATTGCGGGATAAGATTTAATAACTCATCTTTGACGTTCCTCACGTACGGCTGCACTCTTATGATTATCCTTTTACCTGTCTCTTTTGCTAATTTTTCGATGATGTTCAATCGTTCGTTGAAAGGTGGCGCTCCAGGTTCAATCTTGTCAAATGTCCTTGACACGAGGCTGATTTGAATTACGACGTTAGATGCTTTTAGCAGTTCCACATATTCCGGATCGGCCACAAGCCGGCCCTTCGTCGATACCACAAAAGGATATTTTGTTTCAGCAAAGACTTTTAAGGCCTCATAAGAGGCACGAAACTTTTTCTCAACCGGCTGAAACGGATCAGACATTCCACCCCAGTGTATCGGTATATCCCAGTCCACCCATGTTGTAACTCTGTCACGCTTGCCATTGATAAAGTTCAATAAAGTTTTAGCAGTTTCTTGCACTTTTATCTTAGAAATGTCGATCTTTTTCGAAGCGAAGCAGTACTTACATCCGTGTGAACATCCGGAATATGTATCAAACCGCACCGGAAGATTGCAAAGTATGATTTGGCTACCGCAATCAGGCATAAGGTTCACTCTCCTTGATGATCCAGTCCACTATTTTTTCCTTTCCTTCGGCTTTCAGCAAAGCCTTGATCTGTTCCTGATATTTTTTGTCAAAAGTGAAAGAGACAGTAAATTGTTCAGATATCCCTTGAGCGTAATTCAAAAAGCCGTTGTCAATTATCTCTTCCAACTCAAGTGCTGATTTTTTCATGTCCATGATCTCTTCTGATGATAGGCCGATGTCAAAATCTTTTAACTCCTCGAGTATCTCTTTCAACGTTTCACCGTCCCATGCTGACCATTCCATCGATTTGTTATCCGCAATTGCATATCCAATGGCGTCTTCTTCGCTTGCAAATTTCACTTTCAAAACAAGAGGCACCGTTTTCCGCCCCAACTTTTGCAATGCTTTGAATCTCGTATGGCCCGCCCTGATTACGTTGTTTTGATCGACCACGATGGGATCGATATATCCGTATTTTTCAATTAAGACCTTCAACTTATTCACCGCTTGATCATTCTTGCGGGGATTCTTACTCCATTCTTTGAGTGCTGTAATCGGTACATCTTTCAAGACGTCCATGTCACACCTCGATCGCTTCGAAGATCACGTGAAACGATCGCTCTCGTAAGTAAGCCGGCACTTTTAAAACTTCTGCCAATTCGCTTGCCGCAATTTCAAGCGTGATCTTTGCGTTACCATCTTTTCCATCAATTTTCACAGCACTCGAGCCTTGACTCAGGCTTGCATCAAATTCTATTTTCATATTCCCGCCTCCACTAAGCCATATAGTAAAATTAAGACGGTCGATATTCCGGCCGTCCATTTAAAAAGTTCTTGATTTGTTATGAAATACAAAAACATTGAAAAATAAGTAAAAATCAATAAGATCATGT